GGTCTCGCATCACAAGCATAAAGAAATTAGCTGATCGTTGGGGCTGGTCACGGAAGAAAGTTTTTGATTTTTTGAATGTTCTCGAAAAGGAACACATGATAGAAAAAAATAGTAACACCAAGGAAACAGCTATAACCATTGTAAAATATAGCGATTTCCAGAATTCAAGAAACACCAAGGAAACACCAAAGAAACGCAAAGGAAACACCGAGGAAACACCAAAAAGCACAAACAATAATGAGAATAATGATAACAATATATTATCTAACGATAATATAAAAAATTACGTTGATGATCTGTTATTAAATCAAGCTATTTTAGATTTCATAGAGTTCAGAAAAAGTAAATCCATGAAAGCTCCTATGACGGATAAGGCTATTGACTTAATGATTAAGCAGCTGCCTAAGTTATCACCGGATATATCGACCCAAATAGCTATCATTAATCAATCTATAGTAAGCGGTTGGAAAGGTTTATTTCCTCTCAAGCAAGAGAATAAGCCACAACAGCAACCAAAACCAATAAATAAGCAGCATGATTTCCCACAGCGAACATATACCGCTCAGGATTATGCCGAGATGGAAAAGAAGCTATTAAACAAGAATCTTTAGGAGGTAAGCATGAAAGCATCAATTAAGACTGATGAATTAATAAGAGTTATTAAGGCTCTAAAGCCTTTCGTTATGAAATACAACCAATACACTGATAAAAAGATGGAACATATCTTTATCGAGTTTAACAAGGTTACACAGGAGGCTAGATGTGAGGCATTAGACGGACATCGAATTGCAATTGAATATGTTAAATGCAAAACAGAAAGAAGCTTTTCGGTTTACATTAAGCCATTTAACCCATGGAAAACGGATTCCACGGAAACTGAAATAGAACTTTACAATGGATATGCAAAAATCGATTTAGGATTTTATAGCCTAAAATTCAAGCAGCCTGAGGGTGAATGGTACGATACCAAGAAAATGTTAGCAGATACGGAATTGATTAAACCATTGTCAAAGATCGGAATTGACCCGTTGTTTCTAACCGAGGCACTGAAAGGTATAAACTATCACGGAGAAAAGAAGCGGACAATGATTGAAACCAGAGGGGAAAAAGACCCGGTCATCATCAGGGATTTAAAAGACAAAAGGTGCTTAAGGCTTGTATTACCCATATCAATCAACAGGGATGAAGATTAGGAGGTAATCATGATTATAAAGGATGGTAAAGTATTCATCCCAATCAATGGGTTAGATAAATTACAGACAATAGCCGGTATCCTTGTAGAGAATGGGTTTACCGTAGAGAGAGCCAAAGTAAAAGTAGGTAAGAGTTATAAGCAAGGCATACTGGTATCCGGGGACGGAGATATTAAGGCCTTAGAGGAGGAAGATGAATGAATACATATTCCGTAATAAAAGTACATCCAAACAATGGGAGAGAAACAATTGTAGGTACTAATTTAACATGTATGCAAGTTTCTTCGATTATAAGCATCCCAGCCGGATTTGTGAATAAATACGCGAGAAATAAAACGAAAGCAAAGGGATTGTACAAAATCGTGGTTGATGGGGAGATCAGAGACGAGCTCGTTGACAAGTGGAATGAAATGCTTAGAGCTGCCAGAGAATTAGACAGAGGCGGACGGATTGTAACCGTAATGATAAAAGGCAAGCCACATAAGTATGTTAAGCCGAGAGAAAGGCAGGCGGTGTAATGGATGTATTTAATTACGAGTGTGAAGGCCAAATGAGCATAAAGGATGTAAAGCTTCAAAGTGAGCATAAAGGTGATTTAATAAGCCGTAAAGCAGCAATACAGGTAATAGAAAACTTGTGTACCGATGGAAATATGTATGGAAATCAAAATCTAACACTGATAGATGCATATGAAGCCATAGACGGCATAAGTGATCTTCATACTGCCTACGATGTGGATAAGGTTGTGGAGCAAATAAACCATATTATGAAAGATGAAAACATAAGATTTGCTAATCAAGTAGTGCAGAGAGCCGCAAATATCGTGAAAGGAGTTTTCAATGATGACGAACGATGAAGCAAGACAATATTTCGATGATAAAGGCCTTACATATTCGGATATAACAAGCGGAGATATATGCTGCCTCATAATGATATTAAACAAGCATATCAAGAGAGCCTGCAAGAATCACGAAATGTCAGATGATACAATACACTTGAGCCAAAAGATTGATGCAAGATACAAAACGAATGGTAATTTGCTTTGTAGTTACATTCGTTTAAACAGCCGTGAATGGCGCAAAAGAGAGTGCATAAGCTTTAACTACGATGGATTTATAGGCTTCGCTGGATGGGCTGCCAGCAGGGATACAAAACCGATTATAGAGGCCTTTATTGAGTGGTGCGATATGATGGACAAATTCCGTCCTATTGAACCGGATGAAATAAGACTTCTCAAAAACTATTTATCAAACATGCCTAAAGTATACGGACTTAGAAATCAAAACTGGGTTGTAGTAAGAGATTTATTAATGAGCGGTACATCTACCTCCGGAATGACAAGTAGTATTGCAAAGTGCAGAGAGTTAGGGATTGATCCATACGGACACAATTTGGAAGGAGCTGTCAAGGATGAATAAGCAAGAGATTGAAAAGGCTATTGAATACTGGGAAGAGTTTTTAGATGAGATTAAAAGCCTTAGAGAAGAATCATATGTTATTGATTGGAACGAGCAAGAAAAGGCAACCAAGCTTGCAATATCCGCACTCACTCAGCAATTAAATAACGGATGGATACCGACATCAGAACGGCTTCCAGAGAATGATAATCCGGTTATTGTAACAGCACGAAGAAAAGATGGAGCAAGAGGATATTTTATATATAAAGCATGTTACAACGCTCCACATAGTCACACAACCGAGGATTGGGGATGGGACACTGAATATGTTGACACTGAGTATGACGAGGAAAATGATTGCTTTTGGGTTCCTGAGTGCTGGTATGAAGATAATGCTATAGCAGACAATGGCAATTACATATTAGGTGATGAATTTGACGTTATCGCATGGAAACCACTACCAGAAACATACAAGGAGTAATCATCCCAAAACCCAATAATGCTCCATAACATCAAACACAAGGGTAATATAATTAATCCTCCCATTGGCTACATATTCGCAATCATAGGTTTCAATGAAGTTAAATGCCTTGCGTAAATGGCAATAGGAAATCTTATAAGTAAACCGTTCACCACGATCATCCTCCAGCCGGATGTAATCAATCCTAAATCTAGCATCAATACTGACAGATACGATTACATCCACTGGGTGCCCTTCCGGGTGTTGGATAACAGGCCTACGTACTGGATTTAAAAATGGCATTGTCCGAACCTCCGATTAAGACCCACTGATGGGTGCGAAAATGATACCTAACCTTTATTTCATGTGTGGTACCGTCAGCCTCTAAGCAGCAACAAAATAGTCTAGTTGGGATGCCTGCAAAGATTTCATCTTTGATATAAACGATATCGCCTAGTTTATAGGTAACGTCATTTACTTGAATGTAATGAGGGTGTATGGTGCCATCAGTTAGAAAGGTTGCAATTGCGTGTACTGGTTCGTTCATAAGGCCTCCGGAATAGAAAACAAGAACATGTGTTCGGAGTTAATTATAGTACTTTTGGATTGTAGTGTAAAGAGTAATTAAATGGGTTTGGAGAAGTAAAGTTTTACCTCAATAGCGAAGGGAGGAAACTCAGTGGCAATATTGAACTACACAACTACAATCGATGCTTTTAAAACGGTATCGGAAATTGAATATATTTTGATGAAACATAAGGCTAAATCCATTATGAAGGAGTTTGAAGGAGATAGTATAACTGGTTTATCATTCTTGATTGATACTGGATACAACCAAGTACCGATTAAACTTCCGGTTAAGGTTAATGAGTGCCTTGCGGTTTTGAAGAAAGAAAAGAAAGCCGGAGTTAAAAGTGTGAAGGATACCAGAGATCAAGCGGAGCGTGTAGCATGGCGCATTCTTAAGGATTGGGTTGAGGCACAGATGGCATTACTTGATATCGAAATGGTTCGGATGGAAGAAATATTCATGCCTTACATAGTAGATAACCATGGTAGAACGCTTTTTGAGAAGCTGGAAGAGAAGCAATTTCTTCTGACGACGCAGGACTAATTAAGGATTTAGTTAAATAAGGAGGTGCGGATTGGATTTAGAACATAAATCATTTGAACGGCTGAGAATGGCTAGTGAAATGTCGTTAAGATATTATGGACAGCCTCTTCTAGTTACATATAGCGGTGGGAAAGACAGTGATGTGCAGCTTGAATTGGTGATAAGAAGCGGTATCCCGTTCGAAGTACAGAATAGCCATACAACCGCTGACGCTCCTGAAACAGTCAGATACATAAAGAAAAAGTTTTATGATCTGGAGCTTAAGGGAATCAAGTGTACTATAGAAAAACCTAGATATCAAGGCGAACCAATTTCAATGTGGACACTCATACCACTAAAATTAATGCCTCCAACTAGAAAGGCAAGATATTGCTGTCAGGTGCTTAAAGAAGGAGCCGGAGACGGACGGATGATAGCAACTGGGGTTCGTTGGGATGAAAGTACTCAAAGATCAACTAAGGGGGGCATGGAGATCATAGGGAGTACAAAGAAAAATAAGATTAAGCTTTCAGATAACGATGATCCTCAGAGCAAAATCATATTAACCAATGACAATGACACCAACAGAAGATTCTTTGAAAAGTGTGAGCTTCGCGCTAAATCGGTGTGTAACCCAATCATTGAATGGACAAATACAGATATTTGGGATTACATCCATTCTGAAAAGCTCGAATGCAATCCATTATACTGCATGGGATTTGATAGAGTTGGTTGTATCGGGTGTCCATTGGCGAATAAGAAGAGATATTTTGAATTTGCCGTATTCCCTAAATACCAAACCCTTTATATCCATGCTTTTGACCGGATGATTAAAGAAAGGCTTCGTAGAGGACTGGAAACCGAGTGGAAATCCGGTGAGGAAGTATTCCAGTGGTGGATGAACGAAGATCCTGACCAGATGGAATTAGACTTAGAATTAATTAGCTAAACTGATATTTAGGTAACTAAGCAATCCGTCCGGCAAGTCCGGGATTGATATAGATGCAGGAGCGGCAGGCTGAGCCGGTTCCTGCATCGGAAAGGAAGATATGAAAGATAACGTAACAGAAGCAAGAGAAAGATTGATAAATGCAATAGTTGTTATAGCAGGTGAATTAGACATAGATAAAGACCTAACCAATGCCTGCGTTCAGAACCTTACAAAAGATGAATTAATTGATAAATTTATTGAGATGAAGGACGAAAGACTTAAAAAAGAAAATATAAGATTAGTTGATTTATTGCTAATTTGATTTATCAGAAGGGAGATAAAACATATGAGCTTTTATGAAGATATGCCAAAAGACTTTAAAAACGCTGTCGAAGTGATCCAGAAATACTGTCAGAACGAAAATTGTGATATCCAGGACTGTCATAATTGCGAATATCCATTAGGATACATAAGACCAACTGATACATTCGACTATAAAGTTATTCATTGCAAGAAAGTATGTGAAATTACTCAGATGAATGTCTTCGCTGAATGCAAGGATAAAGAATGTGGTGATTGTGATTATTTTGAGGTGATAGAAGGGAGAAGCCTATGAGGTTAACAACACCAGGAGTCACATACGGATCATGTGATTGTATGGATGAAGGAATATATAAGTATCTGAATAAATTATCTGCTTATGAGGATGCAGAGGAACAAGGGTTATTGGTTAAGTTGCCATGTAAGGATGGTGATACGGTTTATGAAGTTGATATATGGTTTAAGGAGCACGGCATTATCACCTGTGAGGTATTTGGTTTCCATTACAAGAATGAATTAAGTTTCTATGTCAAAGTAATAGAAGGTCACGGTAAAGGAAGTGGATACGAATTTTCTGTAAGTGATATAGGTAAAACCGTATTCCTTACCAGAGAAGCAGCCGAACAAGCATTGAAAGGCGGTGCAGTGGAATGAAATTAAATGTAACATTATTCTTCTTATTTGCTATGGTGCAAGTACTGTACGGATATATAACGGATGAAAGATGGCTTGCAAGTTGCGGAATTATTATATTAGGAATTGTGGGAATAATGACTTGCTTATGGGATGCGAAAGATGAAATCATTAAGGCAATAAGGGAAACAAGAGGCAAAGAAACATAAGCCAAGGATTAATACCAAAACCAAATTAAAATAGCTCTCAGGGCTAAATACGAGATTAAGAAAGGGATAGAAGTCTATGTATAATTTAAATATTAAAGAGTTTGTAAAAGAAGTAGGAGAGAATGCTATAGATCATGGTTGGTGGGACGGAGAAGAGAGAAGCTTCGGTGAGTTAATAGCTTTATGTCATTCTGAATTATCCGAGGCTCTTGAGGAATACCGCAAAGGTAAAAATCCGAATGATACATATTATTCATGCAAAACACCAAGTGAGTTTTGCGGAGTAACTCCTGATAATTGTGAGGGATGCGAATTTTTAGGTAAACCAGAAGGAATACCGTCAGAGTTAGCAGATGTTGTAATTCGTATCTTCGATATGTGCCATCACTATGGAATTGATATTGAATCAATGCTAATAGAAAAGCATGAGTTCAATAAATCAAGACCTTACAAGCACGGAGGGAAGGTTATATGAGAACTGACTTTTGCGAACGCTGCCCGGATGAAGATACCGACCGGTGCTGGATATGTGACGGACATGGTAATGATCTGATGGAGCAGAATCTAAAAGAGATAATCGAAAAAATAGAGAGGGAGATAGGAGGGGATTGATTGACCAAGGATATATTAGTACAGTATTGCGATTTAAAGCAAGAGGCCAAGGATATTCATAAGAGGATAGAAAAGCTTGAAAGTGATATTAATCGTATCGAGGATGAAAAATGTGTATCTGATTCAGTGACAGGAGGGTTAGGCGGAACTCAGCACTTCATGATTAGGGGTTTCCCTTACCCAGAGTATAGCAGAAAGAAAACCAGGCTATATATCAATAAGGCTCAGTACGAGAGTGCAATACCAAAGATAGAGGATATGACCATAAAAGTAGAGGAATACATACAGTCTATAGACGATAGCAGAATGAGGCGTATTATAAGATATAAATTCATTGACGATATGACTTGGCCTCAGGTAGCTATGAACATCGGTGGAAAAAGGACGACAGATGAAAGTGTAAGAAAGGAATTTGAAAGATTCTTTTATACTAATTGATATTTGTCCGACATGTCCGCTTGAAGTGTGCTATAGTAATAGCATGGATAGATGTAATATAACAGATATAACAAAACTTCTTCATGATGCACATACATAGGCTGCCATGTGCCTAACCTCAAAAACATGGCATACATGGATATTTAGTTCAGCCTGGTTAGAGCGCGGAGCTCATAACTCCGAAGTCAGGGGTTCAAATCCCTTAGTATCCATTAACCGCCTTACATAGAATAGCATCTAATGGGCGGCACACGTGTAATATCTAAATAAGAGATGCTACAGAGATATAGACTCATAGCATCTCTAGCAAAGTATAAGCCTTAAGAAATAAGGCGATAAAATACATTTCAAGACCTCCAAGAGCGGAGGCAGGCATCGAAACGGGGATTCTCGTAACGGTGCCTTTTATTATGCAGCGACGTAAGAATTATATACAGTGGTGTGGCGTAAGCCGGGCAATGTATCGTCCAATGACATAGGGTTGGTGGGAACCTGGGATGATGAGTGAAGATCAGGTAAGTAATTGGATAACTAAGTTAATAGGTGAAGATAGGCTGCATGACTTCTATGTATCTCCTGAGTGGAGGGCGTTAAGGAAAGAAGTATTAGTAGAGTCTAAGTATGAATGCCAGATATGTAAAAGCAAAGGGCTATATACTAAAGCCAATCATGTGCATCATGTACAGTATGTACGCAAGCATCCAAGGTATGCACTAAGCAAGACATACACATTCAAAGGAGAGATAAGGCGAAACCTTATAGCAGTATGCCATAACTGTCATGAGGAACTACATGGATATAGACAACCAGAGAAGAAAGAGAAGCCATTAACAGAGGAGAGGTGGTAATAACAATGCAGCCGTACATTCGGGATCTTTGGTACGTGGTCGGGTAAGTGCCGGTTCAATTCCGTACACCAATCTGCATTGATTATATATACGATGAAATGAATTAAAGTATCAAAATATTCGAGGGTAATAGAAATTACGGCGAATAAAAATACATACCCCCACCCAAAACAAAACGCATTTTAATTTCAGATGGCGTTACTCGGGTGGGTTCTTGACAAATGATATTTTTTGAAATCTCACATGATGGGGGTGTGGTGGTAATGGAAAAGCCAACAATGAACGAAATCCAAAATGACTTACTTGACCAGCTTGAACGCAATGGGACATCAGGGAAGTATTATATTGACCTTGTAGATGACTATATGAGCCTGTGGAGAACTAAAAACATGCTAGTTGATGACATTATGGAACGAGGTGCTACTGTAGGATATAAGAATGGGGAAAATCAATACGGCACCAAGAAAAACGAAAGCATTGACCAGGTGTTAAAAGTTAGTCAGCAAATGATTAAGATACTCGATGCGCTTGGTATAAAGCCGACACAAGGCGGTGAAGGAGATGGTGACGAAATGTAGACAGAGAAATTATCATCCGTATATAGATGCTTACTTAGACGGGATTTATGACGGCAGCGTAGTTCCATCAGATGAAATTATACTTGCTGCAGACATAGCAGAAGAAAAGTTAAACAATCCGAGAGTTTTCATTGACAGTGAAAAAATAGATAAGGCAGTAGAACTGACCGAACGCTATTTTGAAATAAAACTGTTCGACTGGGAGCTCTTTATTTTTGCCTTGATACATTGCTATTACGATAATGACACGGTTGTCTTTGATGAATTTATAATCATGATGGGTCGTGGAAATGGCAAGAACGGATTTATATCACCGGTTGCGTGGTACTTAACTACTCATTACCACGGTATTAAAGAATACAACATTGATATAATAGCAAACAGTGAAGATCAGGCAGAGACTTCATTCTCAGATATTTACAATGTGCTTGAATCAAAATGGGTAAAGCTTAAGAAGTTCTTTTATAAAAGTAAAGAGTACATTAAAAATTTAAAAACCGGATCGATAATAAAGTACCATACATCAAATGCAAAAACAAAAGACGGTAAGCGTTCGGCGTGTCTAATATTTGATGAAATTCATGAGTATATGACATATGCAATGATAAATGTATTTACTTCTGGTTTCGGTAAAAGAAAGCATTCCAGGGTGTTTAAAATAACCACCAACGGACATGTTAGAGATGGAGTCCTAGATAAGGAATTAAGAATTTGCTATGACATTCTACACCGCAATATAAAGAATTCTAAAACATTGCCCCTGATTTATCGAGTCAACAGCGAAGATGAAATCAAAAATCCGAAGATGTGGCACAAGGCAAACCCATCATTAAAATATCTTCCAGTGCTGCAGGATACAATGGAAAAAGAATTTGCAAAGATGGAATATGATCCCGAGATAAAGAGCGAGTTTTATACTAAGCGTATGAACTGGCCTTTGTCAAACATGGAAGTTGCTGTAACGGATTACGATAAAAATATTGTGCCAACAAATAGACCACTTCCTGATATGACTGGATGGAGGTGCACAGTTGGGATTGATTATGCAAAAATTAATGACTGGGCAAGCGTTAACTTCCACTTTAAAAAGGGAGAAGAAAGATTTGATATAAATCATTCGTGGTTATGCCTGCAATCGGCTGACTTAAAGCGTCTACAAATACCTTGGCAATCATGGGCTGATATCAATGACATAACATTAGTGGATGATGTTGAAATTAACCCCGATTTATTGACTGCATATATTTCTGAATTATCTCAAAAGTATCATATTGAAATGATTGGCCTTGACAATAATAAATATGCTCTGGTTGCAGCGTCGTTAAAAAAAATAGGTTTTGATGCGAAAGAAAATAAGAATGTAAAGTTGGTAAGACCAAACGATATATACAAGGTGCAAAAAGTAATTGATAGCTGCTTTACTCGCCATTTATTTACGTGGGGAGATTATCCTCCGTTAAGATGGGCGGTTAATAATACAAAGCTTTTAAGCGCAGGCAAAAAGGAAGGTACAGAAACAGGGAATTACTACTATGGAAAGATAGAGCCTAAAAGCCGGAAGATTGATCCGTTTATGGCTCTAGTGCATTCTATGGTAGTTGAGGATAGCTTACCGGAAGAGACAAGTCGTTATGAAGACATTCCAGTAATTACAATATAAGGGGGTGATAAATTTGGGATTAATAAGCTGGCTATCAAGTAAATTTAGCGGTGGTTCAGTTCCGTTAAGTGGAAGTGAATTAAATATGTATCTGGATGAAATTGTGTCTGAAATACATATTAGGGAAATGGCGTTTTGGAGTACCGTGAACCTAATAGCAAATGCGGTAAGTAAGTGTGAATTTAAAACTTATATACGCGGCAAAGAAGTTAAGGGATCAGAGTATTACACATGGAACGTATCACCCAACTTGAACCAAAATTCCAGTGGCTTCATACATAAATGGATAGCAACTCTTTATGGGGAAAATGAATGTCTTATTGTTGAACATAATGGTCAGTTGTTAATTGCAGATAGCTTTGACAGAAAAAAGTACGCACTATATGATGATGTATTTACACAAGTTACAGTTGGTGATTTTACATTTAATAAATCATTCAAACAATCTGAGGTGCTTTATTGGGAATTATCACAGGCTGATATGCGCAAGGTTAACAATGCGTTGTATGGAAGTTATGCAAAGTTAATTACATACAGTATGCAAGCCTATCAGAAATCCAGAGGAACAAAAGGCGTATTCAATTATGACACACTACCAGTTGCAGGCACTCCAGAGAGGGAAGCATTTGATGCATTAATAAATGAAAAATTTAAGAAGTTTATGGAATCAGGGAATGCAGTATTACCGCTTGGTAAAGGACAATCCTATTCGGATATTGGATCAAAAACCTATGCAAGTGAAAGTACTCGGGATATACGAGCCTTAATAGATGATATTTTCGACTTTACAGCAAGAGGATTTCACGTGCATCCTTCTTTAACTAAAGGGGATACGCAGGACGTTGCAAGTGCTACAGACTATACATTGACATTTTGCATCGATCCACTGTGCGACATGCTGCAGGAGGAAATTAACCGTAAGAGAATTGGGCAAGCAGAATTCCTAAAAGGAACTAAGGTGCAAATTGACACCAAGGTAATTAAACACATCGATTTATTAAGCGTTGCAACATCCATAGATAAGTTGATATCTTCTGGATGCTTTACTATAAATGACATAAGGAAAACGGTGGGTGATGAGCCAATTAATGAAGATTGGGCGAACCAGTTCTTTATGACAAAGAACTATGCAACGGTTGAAGAATTATTAAAATCACTTGAAAGGGGTGGAAGCAGTGAAAAGGATATGGGAACTGAAACAGGCGGCAGCTCCTGACACATTGGAAATGTATATTTATGGAGATGTGGAAAGTGATAGTTACGACTGGTGGACAGACGAGATTATAGAGAGTGAAACCTCGGCAAATCATTTCAGAAATGAACTTGCCAAATATCCTAACGCTATGAAGATTAATATTTTTATTAATTCGTATGGTGGCAGCGTGTTTGAAGGTACCGCGATCTATAATCAGTTAAGAAGGCATCCGGCGCAGAAAATAGTACATGTGGATGGTTTTGCTTGTTCTGTTGCGGCTACGATCGCAATGGCAGGTGATAAGGTTGTTATGCCAAGAAACGCAATGATGATGATACATAATGCGTGGACTGTTGCAATGGGTAATGGAGCGGAGTTAAGAAAAGCGGCTGATGATTTGGATGTAATCAACAAAGGAAATAGGCAGGCCTATCTTCAAAAAGCTTCTGGCAAAATAACCGAAGATGAACTTGTGCAATTGCTCGATGCTGAAACATGGCTCACCGCAGAAGATTGTATTAAATACGGCCTTGCCGATGAATATGCGGAGCAAGACGCCGACATGGATAATGCACAAAAATTACTGCAAAAGGCAAACCGTACATTAGAACAAAAATTAAGTTATAATAAGGCGGTGGCTGCACAGCTTAGACAATTTGTAAAAGAAGAGTCAGAACCAAAGGAGCCGCAGGCTGAACCGCAAGAACCACCAAAACAAAATAATCTTAAAAACTTTTTGGCAGGACTTAAGACCTGCTAATTTTTATGTAAAGAAAGGATTGAAAATATGAGAAATAAAGATTTAGTACAGCAGGAAAGAAATACAATTTTACAGAGAATGAGTCAAGCTATTGCAGATGGCAATACAGAGGCATATTCACAGGCGTTTAATGATTTAGCAATGTCAATTCAAGATGCGGTTGTCTTAGAATACGAACAGGCAGTGCAGACAACGGATGTGAATGTGCTCGCCCAAAGAGGTGTAAGACAGCTTACTTCCGATGAAACAAAGTATTACCAGGCTGTTATTACCGCGATGAAATCGCCTAATCCGAAACAGGCACTTACCGATTTGGATGTGGTTCTGCCTAAGACTGTCATTGATGATGTGTTTAATGATTTAACAACTAGTCACCCTTTGTTGGATGCAATTGACTTCCAAAACGCAGGAGCTGTTACAGAATGGCTGCTAAACGCTAATACAGATGAACTTGCAACATGGTCGCCATTATGTGCAGAGATTGTAAAACAGCTAACTTCTGGATTTAGAAAAATTGATTTGCAGCAGAATAAATTATCAGCGTTTCTTCCTGTGTGCAAAGCAATGCTGGATTTGGGGCCTGCTTGGCTTGACAGATACGTTAGAGCTATTTTATCAGAATCACTTTATCTTGGATTGGAAGATGGAATTCTGAACGGAAAAGGCCAGACAGCTAATCTGCATGAACCTATCGGAATGAGAAAAAATTTAGCCGGTTCCGTAAACCCAACCACGGGTTACCCAGATAAGACAAAGGTAGTTTTAAACTCACTCGATCCAACATCGTATGGAAATCTCCTTGCAACCCTTGCAGAGACAGAAAATGGACACACCAGAGTGGTTACAGGAGTAATTCTGGTAGTTAACCCCAAGGATTACCTGACCAAGATAATGCCGGCAACCACACCAAGAAAAACAGACGGAACATTTGCATATGATGTATTCCCGTTCCCTACAACTGTTATTCAGTCAACCAGAATAGCAGAAAACGAAGCTATTATTGGTATAGGAAATAGATATATCATGGCAGCTGGAACAGGTAAGTCCGGGAAAATAGAGTTCTCAGATGAGTATCATTTCCTTGAGGATGAAAGGATTTATTTGACAAAGTTCTACGGACACGGACAACCGAAAGATAACAACTCTTTCGCGTTACTTGATATTACCAATCTGCAGCCGTATGTACAACAGGTTTATGTAGCTAATGAATCAATCAGTGTACTGGGTACCTATGATGCTAGATTGTCAAGCTTGGCTATCGGTAGCTTAACATTGTCACCAGGATTCAATAAGTCGGTATTTATCTATACAGCAGCAACAACCAACACCACAAATACAATTACTGCTGTTGCAAAAGACGGAGATGCTGAAATCGAAATTCTTAACGGTAGCACACCGGTTGCAAACGGAGCTGCAGCAACATGGGTAAACGGTGCAAATGTTGTAACAATCAATGTTACCAGCGGAACCGAGACTGAGACATACAAGATCACAGTAACCAAGTCTTAATAAAAAATAATGCCGTAGGGTTCTATAAATTGAACCCTACGGATGTTAGGGGTGATTTTACATGGCGGTTAATGATGCATTATTAGGGACTCTATTAATAGATATTAAAAACTACTTAGATATCACATGGGAAGATGCTCAAACAAACAGTAAACTCACTGGTATTATTAAGAGAGGAATCAGTTACATAGACCGTGCCGCAGGTGCAGAACAAGATTATACAAAAGAAGATAAAGCAAAGGAATTACTACTTGACTACTGCCGATATGTACGGTCAAATGCATTAAGTGAATTTCAGACTAATTACTTATCGGAACTATTGACACTGCAGATTAAACAGGAGGTGGCAACCTATGAAGCCGAAAACCCTGACACAGACCTTTAATGATGGAGTGTTGAAAATTTACAGAGTAGATAATATTGCTTCCCCGGGTGATCTACCGAAAGAAGGGCTAGTTCAAAAATTGGACAGTGCTATACCTTACGAGGAAAGAATTGTCGGTATTACTAGGAATAGTTTAGCGAAGCAGGAACAATCTTCAATCGAACAATTGGTTAGAATACCAAGAATAAATGATATTAGTGTACACGACGTAGTTACTTTGGTAGATGGAAAGCAATACGATGTTTACCAAGCACAGTATATAAATGATGTTGAACCAAAATGTATTGACTTATCACTAACCCGTCTGGAGGTGGCTTATGAGTTTGCAGGAATTTAAAGCAATGCTATTAACTATAACCTCCAATGTATTTCATTATCAAGCCTATTCCAAGCTGGATAAATACATTGTGTGGGCGGAGGATTCGGAAAGTGATGCTTCTTATGCCGATGATAAAAAAGTAGATCAGATTACACAAGGGACCATTGATTATTATACAAAGCTTGAGTTTGACCCCATGGTTAAGTCGATACAAGATAAATTGACTGAGAATGAAATATCATGGACATTGGCCAGTGTGCAATATGAAGAGGACACGAAATATATTCATCATGAGTGGTTATGGGAGGTTGATATGCTTGGCTAAAATGACAATCAATGGACCCGAAAAATACATGGAGCAACTATCTAAACTCGGAAAAGATTCTACAAAAATATGTAGCAATGCTTTGAAAGTCGGTGCCGGAATAGTTGCTGATGAAATTAGAAATGAATTGGAGTCCTTAACGGATGAAAAATTCAGAAAGCTGCAGACTGGTGATAGTTTTGTTGGGACACCAAAGGGAACTAAGAAGGATTTAATTGATTCATTTGGTATAACTCCTGTAAGCACTGATAGAGACGGAATTATTAATGTTAAAATAGGATTCGATGGGTACGGAAGTTATCCTACCAAAAAGTATACGAAGGGAGTTCCTAACGCGCTGGTAGCAAGAGCAATAGAAAGCGGTTCAAGCGTAAGACAGAAAACCCCTTTTGTAAGAAAAGCAGTAAACCGAAGCAAAAAGAAATCAGTTGAAGAAATGGGTAAAAGTATAGAAGCAGATTTAACAATATATGCCTTATAAGAAAGGGGTAGAGTATGAGCAAAAAGATAGGTTTAAAATATCCTGTTTGTGCTAAGTACGATGATAGCACCGGTACTCCGGTGTATACTGATGGCATGGTGATGGGTAAGGCAATGACGGCGAATCTCGCATGGACTAGTAACAATGTTCCTCTTTATGCTGATGATGCATTAGATGATATAGATCAGTCAATATCAGGAGGAACAGAGGCGCTTGGACTAAATGAACTCACACATGAAGTTCAGGCGTTTGTATTGGGACATCAGATCAACGGAAACGGGGAGATGGTTGTAAATGAAAATGACTTAGCTCCTTATTTAGGACACGGATTTTATGGTAAGGTTAAGCGGAACGGTGCCTATAAATACCGCGCAATTTGGCTTTATAAAATGCAATACAGTGAGCCGGCAGATGATAACACCACTAAAGGTGAAACAGTTGCATTTCAGACACCAACTATCAATGGTACGATCATGAAAGATGTCAATGGTAATTTGAAAATTGAAAAATTGTTAGATGTAGAAGCCGATGCGATAGCGTGGTTGAACGCGAAAGCTGGAATTCCTGTTTCATCTTCCAGTGGTTTAACAGGCTTGACAATGGCAGGAACCGGTGGTACGTTGTCACCTGCATTCGGAGCCAATACAAGATACTATACATTTGGTGGGCTTACCGGTACTAGCTTTACAGTCACCGCAACGGCAGCAAACCACACAATTCAACTATATATTAACGATGTGCTAACACAGACTCTTACAAGTGGTGTTGCGTCATCCGCGATAGCAATTGCAGCAACAGGAACTAAGAAGTTAAAGATTGTTGCATTCGAAGCAGGAAAGCAATCACAAACGACTGAAATCGTGGTAGTAAAGGTATCTTAGTGATTAATGGGGTAGATGATTCTACCCCTATTTTATTTGACGGAGGGGCTTAAATGAAAGATGTATTTCGACATGTAAGCGCTGGTGGAAAAGAATATCCACTAGCTTTTAATTTAAATGTAATAGAGAGCGTACAAGATCGATATGGCAGCATGAGTAAATTCGCAGATGCACTTAGTCCAAGTACAGATGAGCACGGCAAGCAAGCAGAACCAAAAATGCAAGATGTTAAGTTTATATATACTGTCTGCATTAATGAGGGTATCGAGATGGAAAATGATCCAGAGTGTCAATATTACGTCAAGAGGGAAGAACCCAGGAAGTTGCTTACCGAAAAGCAGGTAGGTAGAATACTTGGCGGTGTATTGGAAGCATCAGAGGTTATTAAAAATCTGGTAACAGACTCAAATCGTTCCAAGGATCCATCAGCAGATGAAGAGATAGATGATGAAGAAAAAAACTAGATAACCGAGTGGTGATAATCCCCATTGCTCGGTTAACTTATATAGGGGTAAAAAAATTGGGATTCAAGGAAAAAGAAATCGGGTGGATGACTCTCGGTAAGTTTATGAAACTATACCGGGAATACAAGAATGATTTTGACCAAGAAATGTTAATGATAGCAAAACATATCAGATATTGTGATTTGGAATCATCTTCATCAACTCTTGATGATGCTGTTCCATTTTAAAAAGGCAGGTGATATAAGTGGCATATGATATCGGCCCAAAGATAGGGATTGATGGCGAAGCTGAATTTCGTAGCGCAATCAATGGAATTAACGAAAATTTAAAAACTCTTGGCACTGAAATGAAGGTAGTTGCTAGCCAGTTTGATAAAGGCGATAACAGTGTCGAGGCATTATCATCAAGGAATGAAGTATTAAACAAGCAGATTGATGAACAAAACAAAAAGCTTGCAGAACTGCAAAAAGGACTTTCTTCTGCATCTGATAAATACGGAGAAAATGACAAGGTAACACAGGGGTGGCAGCGTTCAGTTAACCAGGCTACTGCTGAGTTAAATACCATGGAAAGAGAACTCAAGAACAACACTGATGCAATGGAAAAGGCAACTAATCCGGCAGATGACCTCGGAAAAGAGATTGAGGAATTCGGAAACAAAGCTGATGAAGCAGGTGAAAAAGCGTTTTCCATGGGCGATATGATTAAGGCAAACCTGATTTCAGAGGCCATAATAGGTGGAATAAAGAACCTTGTTGGATCTATATCATCTCTTGCATCAGAAGCATTAGAAGCAGCTGACAGCATACAACAGACAGCAGATCAGACAGGGTTGAGTGCGGAAAAAATACAAGAGCTTGCATATGTTGGAGATACGGTTGGAACAAGCATTGATACAATCACTGGTAGCTTTTCGAAATTAATTAACAATATGTCAAGTGCATCTGGAGAAAGCGGAACTGCATATGAAGCATTTGAAAAGTTAGGTATAAAAGTAACTGATAGCGCAGGTAACTTGCGTGACAGTAACGATGTGTTTAATGAGGCTATCGATGCATTAGGAAAGGTCACAAATGAAACTGAACGAACGGCTATTGCACAAGATATTTTCGGCAAGTCTGCGGCAGACTTAAATCCACTTATAAAAGCTGGATCAGACGAACTTGAGAAACTGGCACAGCAGGCAAAAGACACCGGGGCAGTTATGAGCAATGATACAGTATCTGCACTCGATGATTTCGGTGATACTATGGGGCAATTAAAAACGTCTGTTACAGGAATAGCCGGGTCTATATTAAGCGAATTAATGCCTTCCATTGAACCTTTAATAGAAAAATTGCAGGAAAGCGCTCCTGCCATTGCAGAAACTGTTAGTAATATAGCATCAAAAGTAGCTGAATTAATAGGATGGCTTGTAGATAACGGAGATAAAGTGATAGCCGTAATTAGCGGAATAGCTGCCGGATTTGTCGCATGGAATGTTGTTACTATGATTCAAGGTGCCGTAACAGCTATAAAAGCTTTTCAGCTAGCAAATGAAGGTGCGGCTATAGCGCAAGCAGCGTTAAATGTCGTAATGAATGCCAATCCAATCGGGATAATAATAACAGCTATTGTGGGATTGGTTGCAGTTATCGGGACGCTTTTTGCTACTAATGAAGATTTAAGAAATGGAGTTAAAGAAATATGGGGCAATATAACAGAAGTAGTATCCGGCGCAATTGAGAAAGTGAAAGGATTTTTATCAGGTGTGATCAGTTTCGTAAAAGATAACTGGCAGGCGTTGCTATTGATGCTAGTAAATCCTATCTCCGGCGCTTTTAAACTCATTTATGATAATAACGAAGAGTTTAGAACTAAGGTAAATGAATTGGTTGAGAAGGTCAAAACCTTCTTTGTAGACCTCGGAAAGAGTATAGGGGAATTACCAGGGAAGTTGAAAGAACATTTCGACAATGGCGTGCAGAAAATTCAAGACTTTGCAAACAGTTTGAAAGATAAGGCTATAGAAGCAGCAAAGAATGTGTTGACAAAAATCGTAGATGGACTAAGCGAGCTTCCTGATAATTTAAAAACTATAGGAATAAATGCAGTTAAGGGTATATGGCTCGGTATGAATGGTCTTGTGACATGGATACAGAAGAATGTAAAAGAATTTGGTAGTAATATTATATCCGGTTTATCAAGTGGCTTAACTGGATTAGCTGATATAGGACTTAACTTAGTAAAAGGCTTATGGAATGGTATAAACAACGCAACTGATTGGATTATTAGCAAGATAAAAGGCTTTGGCGGTTCAGTACTCAACGGTATTAAGGACTTTTTTGGAATCCACTCCCCGTCAACAGTATTTCGAGATGAAGTAGGTAAGTATCTAGCGCAAGGACTTGGCGAGGGTTTTGTAGATGAGATGGACAGCGTGGCAAAGGATATCAATGCAAGCATACCTACTGATTTTGACATAGAATCATCGTTCGATATGTCATCAAAGAACAGCGGAGCACCTATTAACGGATCACAAGATATACTTAGTGCATTGATAGGAACTTTCGGGGTTGAAATTACAGCAACAGAAAAGAATGGTGGATTGTTCGAATTCATTAGACTTGAGGCAAAGAAATATTATCAAAGGACGGGAACTGCTCCATTCCCGATAGGGTGATACAATGGCGTTTGATGGTCATTTGTTAAAAATTAATGATATAGAGTTGCCCAATAGATACATCAACATGAAAACATATTCATGCAAGCCCATAGTAAGGAGATTAATAAGGAGTTATTACACGGCAGATGGTAAGCAACACGAGATTTATTCACCACATACCACTTCTGAAATAAAGTTCTCAACCAATGCAATGAAAAAGGCTGCGGTTGATGCGTTTATTGGATATTTCCATTCGGGTAGTGGATTGACTATTGAGTTTTGGGATCAGAAAACCGGTACATATTATACTTCTAACACTTTCAAAACCAATGATTTTGAATTTAAGCACTACAAGGTCAGAGACATAGAAATCATTTATCAGCCTATCGATATTGTTTTGATAAGTTTATAAGGCGGTGAAGCAATGGAAGAAGCAATAAAGAATCTTTATAAGCAGGGTGAAGTTATAACTCCTGTTATGTATTTCCCGTCATTAGGGCTAACTTTATCAGATTCGATTATAGAAGAAAGCCCTAAATTAATAGAAAGCATAGTTAACAGCGATAACATTGTATATGGCTCCTGTATAGCGTCTCAATGTGAGATCAGCATAGAATTAATTCCTAATGATTTAACTGGTTATGAATTTGAATACAAGCACATCATAGGAGGCTATACAGTACCGCTTGGAATATATAAAGTTTATAGCTGCACCACGAGCGACGATATGACAATGAAGGATATAGTTGCTTATGACCGAATGAAAAAAATTGAGGTAGATGTCGGTGACTGGTATAATGGATTGACCTTTCCTTTGACGCTAGCAGCGTTCAGAGCCTCATTTCTGGCTCACGTAGGGCTTGAACAAGACACAAGCAAACTTCCATTGCCTAATGACTCAATGACCGTAGAAAAGACAATTAGCGTGTCACAGCTTGCAGGGCGAACCGTAATAGAAGCCTGTGAGGAAATAAACGGTTGCTTTGGCCACATCAATCGGGAGGGAAAATTTACACATATTATCCTTAAGCCTGCCTACGGCTTATACCCCGGAACATTTTACCCCGGGCATGAGTATCCTAGATCAGAGACAGACACCACATATGTGACACCAAGCCTTGTAGACGAGACAATCACGGTAAGCATGATGGAATCAATCAAGTTCGAGGAATACACAGTCAAGGAAATCACTAAACTTATTATCCGGCAGGACGATGATGATATTGGGGCTATCGTGGGAACCGGTTCCAATAGTTATATTATTCAGGATAACTTTTTGGTATATGGAAAGTCTGCTGCAGAGCTTGAGACCATAGCTACAAATATTTTTGGGTATATCGCCAAGAGACCTTATAGACCGTATTCAAGTAATAATGTTGGATTGCCTTATATCGAAGTTGGAGACATGGTGGAATTCTCCCAGGATGATCCGGTGCAAGGATTTGTACTACAAAGGACTTTAACCGGTATACAAGGACTAAGAGACGTATTTGTGGCCGAGGGTGAAGAAGAGCAGATACAGAATTTCGGATTAAATTATGAGATACAGCAACTTAAAGGAAGAACAGCAAGAATAGTTAAGACCGTAGATGAAGTCAGCGTAACCGTATCTGACCTAGAAACTAATTTATCCGGTGAAATAGCCGTACTTGCAGGCCAGGTAGTGCTTAAGGTGAATAGCGCTGGTAATATTGGTTATATTGATCTTAATGGTGATCCTGATACTGATTTAACCAGTATTATTCTTAAAGCTGATAATATTTCACTTGAAGGTTTGATTACGGCTAATAATAATTTCAAGATACTAGCAGACGGTTCCATGGAAGCGGTAAATGGAAAGTTTAGCGGTGAATTAGTTGCTGCTTCTGGTTCTTTTTCTGGGGATTTAAATGCTGCCGGCGGAGTATTTATGGGGACACTGTCAGGGGTCGATGGTACTTTTACAGGAACACTGAGTGGAAATACGATTAACAGTCCTACGATAAACGGTGGGGCGATTAATGCAACATCGTTCAACCAAGTAGGAACTACTCATACCACAACTATATCCAATGGTGCAATTACAACCAGCTTACTTTATCAATATAGCGGTACAATATCTTCTAATCATTCCCCAGGCAATATCGTGCTGCAGGATACCGCCGGAAGCTATAACGTGGCATTAGCTCATACTGGGCTTAATATGACTGTGGGTGGAGTTACAAAGGGTTCTTTTTCGGTGGATGGGTATCTATATTGCACCCTTTTAAACGGAGGAACACCAATAAATTCCGCCAACATTGGCTCGTATGCTTCCCCGGCGTATCATACACATACCTCTTTATATGATGGAGTAGCAAAGGTTACGGCATTTGGTAATAACTTTAGGCCTCATAGTGACTCTGGTTCTAATGTAATATCTTGCGGATCACCATCATACTTATGGACTCAGGTATTTGCAGCAACCCCAGTAATTTCAACCTCTGACGAAACATTAAAGCAGCAAGGCATGAGCTTATCGGACGCAGAAAGAAGGGTTGCTTTAAAAATAAAAAACAGCATAAAGACTTTTAAGTTTAACGATGCTGTCAAGGCTAAAGGTGATGAGGCAAGAAAGCACACTGGAGTATATGCGCAAGAAGTCAGAAAGATCTTCGAGGAAGAAGGGCTAGTTGTAGATAATTACGCTTTATTCTGCTCTGACACATGGTACGAAAAAGACGGAAAAGCAGTAAGGGAAGACGAAATACCTTATACGGCAGAGGATGAAGGAACGCTCCCGGTTACAAGACTTGGTATTAGATACGAGGAATTATTGTGCTTTATTATCGCATCATTATAATATAATTAGAATATTTTAATAGATATTGTAAAATATTACATAAGTGTTATAATAAAATTGGAGGTGTAATATATGAAGCGAATTTATAAAATATTCTTATTATCATTGATATTCTTTTTTTTAATTAATTCACAAGCGAGTGCAGACCAAAAAAGCTTTACCGTTATTGACATAAGCGATAAAGATTATAATGTGAACGTTACAGTGTTTAATACATTTGATAAGCCTGATGATACAAACGCTTATATAGGCAAAAAGTTGGTTGCATATGCACCTGTAGGTGCAGTTATTAAAGATAACATTCAAACATTAGCTAAGTTTACATGGGAGAATCCTGATTACATTATAGTTAGTGGTGAGCAATATGCAAATCTTGTTTGCACATATCTTGGTGAAAGTTTTACTATTAAAGTTTATATAAATGGAGTTGAGTTGCCTAAAAAGGAAAAGGTTCCATTCTCCGTAGACGAGCGAGATGTAGTCCCAGAAGATGAAGAAGCAATTGCAGCCGATGAAATTACTCCACCATCCCTTACCGCTACATCCGTAGTGCTTGCAACAGCAACCGCATACGATATTAATATAGTCGACAATACAGCCGGAACCAAATATGCATGGACAAGTTCTGATACAAGCATAGCAACGGTAAATGCTAAGAACGGCCTTGTAAGAGCTGTTAAGCCAGGTAAGGCAACTATCACTTGTAAAGCCACTCTTCCTAATGGCAAGACCGAAACACTCACAAGCTTGGTAGTAGTTGGAGAAGATGAAAACGCACCGGTATTGACCGAATCAGCATTAGACCTTTCTATCAATGATACATTTGATATCACAGTAGAGAACCGAATAGCAAAGAGTAAATATAAATATGCTTCCTCAGATTGGTCTAAGATTAGAGTTAATTCAGCAAGCGGTAAGATCAGAGCCGTGGGCGAGGGTGAAGCCTTTGTAACATGTACAATTACAACCCCGGAGAACCAAGTTATTGTCCTAAAATGTGATGTATCAATATCGAAATAATTTAACACAGCAAACAGAGCAGAGCCTAAGGGTATCTGCTCTTTTTATGCGCGAAAGGAGCAGATATGGAAATAGGAATCAACTTACAGATACAAATGCTTAAGGAGAACCTTACAAAGGTAATCAATGACTCGAAGTTGCCTATTGCGATAACGCAAATGGCTCTATTCGAGTTGACAGCCCAAGTAAACAATGTTGCAGCACAACAAATCCAGATCGAACGACAAGCCTTTGAAAAGGCTCAGGAAGAGGTGAAAACAGATGGCAAAGAGATACATAAAGCTTAATTGGCAAGACAGCCCGTCCACTGCCACACCGATCAATGCAACTAATCTTAATCATATGGAAAAGGGTATAGATGATTGCGACAATGCCATAGAGGATTTATACAGTGTAAAGGCTGCCAAGGCTGATATAGTAAATGTCCAGACTAACAATGTTGAAAAGATATGCGGTGCTGCACTGGCCTACTCCATGGGACAGAGCTTACAAACACTAAATGATAATTTAGCATTGGTGAAGTCAGTTGCGTCAATATATGGCACTGTAACCGGTGGATATATAAAATCCGGGCGATTAGTAATAGTATCAATTCGCATAGTATTAACATCTGATGTAGGCGCATTATATCTGCTATTCAGCGGATTGCCACATGCTCTTGTAAATGTAAGTGGGCTTGAGGGCAGGAATGAGACTAATGGCACGGCATATAACATGCACGTGACAAATGATGGATTCATATCAACTTTGAGCGCATTAACATCGGAACAAATATATACCATTACAGGAGCTTATATCACTACTTTATGATACCGCATAATAAGTATCAGATATTATTATGTTTGATATAGTACTACCAGGATAAACAATTACATCTCCATTACTTGAAACAGTACAGTAAACAAAGCTACCATTTCCTGTGTTTATAGCTTTTAAGGCAGCCCCGGGAGTGGGTCTGTATCCAGCCGGTATAGCTGCAACAATCATACCGCTTGTTATAGACCCGGATAAAACCAAGTCAATGCAACAAAATCCACACTTCTTGTATATCCAGTTTCGCGTACCATTTAATCCAGATGCTGGAGTAGCACCAGCACCAGATACAGCTAAATTATCAATAACCTAATTAACAGAGTCCTCAGAGAGGGCTTATTTTTATGTCTTGAAAGGAGATTTTACATGAAAGTAATAGAAGGATGCACGATAGAGTGCAAAGACCCTTATAGGGAAAGAATCGAAGCTTTAGAAAAAAGAATTGCTGCAGGCACAGTGCTTAATACTGATGATGGAGTTGCTAAACTCAAAAGCAAAACTTCCGCAATCGCAAATTAGATTTTTTCAATATCAATACCTTTGAGCAGTATAGAGTGGCAATCCTCACAAGCGAATACATCGACAGGCATTGTTCTTTCTAAAACCGTTTGATCCTTGTTTGGGTCGAATTCAACCAAACCCCACGATTTACCTTCGCTTGCGGATAATTCCCCGAGCTTTTCTTTACCGCAATAAGGGCATTTCAAATAACGAGCCATAGGTATATTCTCCTTTCTTTTGTACTCAGCTCTCACGGCCTGTAAGGAGATTATACCATAAAACACCAAATATCAACAAATAGAAAGGAAATAGTATGGAAAAAATTAAGATTGGAACAAACGAATATGAATTAGTAGTAAACGGCATCACAGACCGGGAGAAGAGCCGAGAGTTTACCGTCAAGTCGGAGGCTCCTTATGCAGACGTAGAGGCAGCATTTGCCGATGTTTCGAACATTCAATGTCTAGCTGAATCGGGTGAGGTGCTGGCTGGCTACTATGATGGTGTAGGACTCAAGACAATCAAAAAGGATTACGAAGCAGGTACATATACCATTGTTGTATCTACGGATGCTATGACGGCAGAACTAAAAGCAATCAAAGAAGCTTTAGCAGTAAGATAGTAACCGGGAGCCAACAGGCTCTTTTTAATACAGAAAGGAAATATTGATTATGAAACATAATGCATTATTCGGAGTATTCGGACTAATAGGAAGCATCATAGCGCAGGCGCTTGGGGGGTGGGACTTAGCATTGCAGACTTTAATTATCTTCATGGCGGTTGATTACATAACGGGGCTTGTTGTAGCCGTGGTGTTTAAGAAGTCAACCAAGACTGAGAACGGAGCCTTAGAAAGCAGAGCCGGATTCAAAGGGCTATGTAAAAAAGGTATGATCTTACTATATGTCCTTGTAGCTACTCAGATAGATAAGCTTACTGGTACTGAGATTGTGCGTAATACGGTGGTTATAGGTTTCGCGGCGAACGAAGCAGTATCTATCTTGGAGAATGGTGGTCTAATGGGGATTGATTATCCTAAGATATTAAAGAATGCCATTGATGTGCTGAAGAGTAAGGCGGAGGAGGAAACTAAATGAGCAATGTTACGGTAAGCTGCAGAGATGCAACAGAATTAAATATATTAGTTCGGATCATGTTGGAGCTGGCATTAGCAGATATCCGCAAGCAAGGCGTTAATCCTCTTGTTACAGAGACATACAGACCTTTAGACAGGCAGCATTATTTATACTGCCAGGGACGCACGATAGCTGAGTGTACAACCAAGGGAATTGGTAATGTATTTGCAAAAGCATACTGTAATACATCGGTAGGTAAAAAGACATGGACCCTTGATAGCATACATATCCAACGTAAAGCCGTGGACGTGGTTCCCCAAAGACTGGTAAAGGGTAAAATGACTGCTATTTATAATACCAAAGACCCTCAGACTCAGATTATCATCAAGACGATGCAGAAATATGGATTTGAGCCGGGAGCTAACTGGAAGACTACACCGGATAGTCCTCACTTCCAGGTAAAGGGAGATTTTGCGGCGGTATTTGATTCCAAGCATACCACTACATACGTTACAAAGGCAATCCAGACAGCATTAGGGATTAAAGCAGATGGATTGTGGGGTAACGGGACCATAGCGGCTGTTAATGCATTTAGAGCAAGCAGAAAGTACAGTGATGCAACAAGTGGTTCTCTGGGTTATACGGCTTTAAAAGCGCTGCTTAATAAATTAGCTTGACCGATACAATATAAAGGCTCTCTGGCTTAAATATTAGACCAGGGAGCCTTTATTTTAATATCATGGGTTTACATATTGGCGCACTTATTTGCTATTTCCGATACATCCAAAAATGGTTTTAGTGAGTCAAGCCGTTCGGGTGTATTAGAAAAATATCTCAAGAAGCCCATTACAGTAATTCCGGTAATTTCATTTGTATCTATATCTTTCATGAAAACAATATTATCCTCTATTTCATCGCCATAAGAATTATCATTATCCTCTAAACTGAAATAGAGTACATCATATTTCTTGTCATAACTGACTTTATTCTGGGTATATGACATCGCCTATTCCTCCTTTTTCTCCAGGTGAAGGAAATGCTGTAATGATTTCACCTGATTGATTTGAGTCATAACCTACAACTACTTTAGTATTAAATCGGTTGCAGTCATATGAAGAATGCGTCGATTTCTTGAAAAAAACTTTTCTGTTCGCATAGTCACTTGAATTATACACAGCATCAGGAGATCTAAGAGTATCAACCACAGCATCTTTGTTTTTTGACATTATCTTATGACTTCCTGCGGCTACGTGATTATTCCAATGATCCTCACTGCATATAATATTATTCCCAAATACATCAGTTGTATTTATGTAATTATTCATCATATGTTCACCTTATGGTTGTTTTGGCATAGGTATAACGCCGAATTCTTTTTCGTACTTACCTATATTTTCCTGCATTAGAAAAGTAATCATTTTTGCTAATTGTGGACTAATTCTAATGTCAGCCATGGATTCTCTGGTAATTGATCCATTCGCCGCAGTGTCTCTTAAAAAATTCATGCTCACTTCATATATGCTGAAATTCATTTCTATTGCATTTGATGATAATGGTTCTACGTTATTAGTAGTGATTATCGGTTGTTCATTCATAGTATTATCCTCCGTATCAAATATGTTTTATGGTATTATTATACAGTGATATACTTAAGATTGCAACGAACACATGTTTATTCACAAAAATTTAACAATATCTAGCAAAGTTTATTAAATGTTGTATATGATCCATGAAGCTTTCACCTCCCTTTAACAAGTATTATACTATGTTAAAGCTGTGAAAACTGTGAATTTGAACATTTGTTCTGCGTAATAATAAGCCATGGGCAGAGATGGCCAGGGCTATTTTATCAATACCCATTGTGTTGTATTCCGATGAAACCTTATCTTGATTCTTTCCGGCTGGCCATTCCGCTCTATATAACAGCAAAATAGGATAGTTGCTATACCAACATAGATTTCTTCTTTCGAATATTCGATTTCATGTATTTTGTATGCTTTATCTTCTAATTGCACATACAAAGGCTTAATCTCTCCAGTGACGGAAAATGCAGCTTTAACAGCTATTGGTGTATTCATCTTTATTCCTCCTCAACACCGAAAACCCCATGCAGCAGCACAGGGTTCCCGTCCGTTCTTTAATATCTATTTCATCCAATAATACCAACTGTCTCTCCAAGACTCCTTTATTATATCCGATCTGGTATATTTTGTATACTTGGCATAAAGGAGATAATAAAGTGCTTTCGTGTACAAAGTGCATAAAAGCCTAAATCCATGTGGATAAAGGCTTATTTACGTTTTCTTATTAACAATTCTTTGTATTTCAATAATTCTAATATTTCATCGGTAGTTAATCCATTTACACTAATAACATCCTCACCCAGGAGCCAAGAAACAGGCACTTCTAGGGTTTCCGCTATTTTATCAAGCGAGTTTATCAACATATTGGTGTCGCCATTCTCCATAGCTGATAGCCTGGGCTGGCTTATATCAGCTAATTCACATAGTGCAAGTTGTTTTATATTTTTTCTTTGCCGCGCACTGCGGATCCGTTGTCCAAATTCTTTACCGTCAATCATGTTTGCACCCCTTAAGAAAATGTATCATATCAAATTTGGAGGAACAACACAACCAATGCATATACTAATAGTAAAAATATAATACTAAAAGTATTGATATTTTATTCTGACGAAAAAGGAGATGATGCCATGATACCAATAAATTTCGCGCGACCAATAAGACACCAGTTAGGGCTTACTTTAGACGATCTTGCATCCATAGCAAAGGTATCTAAATCAACTCTAGGCAGAATAGAAAGAATGGAAGTGGACCCTAAACTGTCCGATGCAATTAAAATTTCCCATGGTCTTGGTTTCAAATTAGAGCATGTATTTGATATAGACTATGAAACGTTAACTTACATGGAAAAATAGGTTTAAAATGCCAGAAATGGCACAGATGTGAAATTTGTCCTATGTCTTTTCTTTGCCATAATTGTGTTATATAATTGCCTTAATGATAGTAGTTAATCAATAACTATCCCCTACCCCCACTAATTTACAGTTAATAAGCAGACACATGGCACTTATAGGGTGTTTAAAAAGATTGCTTATTAACTGTAAATGGTGGGGCTTTTTACTAAAAAATTACATAATATGCGCATGAAATAGATATACGGAAGATAAACACAGGTGAAGTCTGTGCAAAATACAAAAGATAGTTGAAGTAGAACGTTTGTTCTGATATAATTTACTTAATTTCACTACCAAATGGATATTACAACGCAAAGCAGGAGAGGGCAAATATGGATGTTGGGAATGTGTATAAAATGCTTAGTGACGCAAATGATGTCAACAAGAAATTATCCGAAAATGACGTGGACATGAATAATGTAATTGAAATTATGGCGCCATACGGAAGAGAAAACTTATGTTCGTTTAGAGATTGCATTAATTATGTATTGATATATCTGGACGAGAAATAAATTATACATATAAATTATTAAAACGCTCCAACCAGTTTGTAGGTCGGGGCGTTTTAATTTGTTATAGCAATAGTTTTAATATTTAATTAATGCTATACGCAAATACAATTTGGTGGTGCTAATTGCATTTGCGTATAGTCTATGCCAAATATAAATAAACATCAATATTTTCATTAGATTTATTGTATATAATCTTCTGTATGATGCTCCTTATAGCTATACTTTTTTTATCTCTGTCAGCATCTGATGTTATAATTGATAATGCTGTACTAATTCTTTCAATCATTATTTGATCTGTGTCAGATGATTTTAAGACAGTATCTTTCACGGACATTCTGCCAATCAAATCCTGTCGTTCTAATTCAAATTTAATTTTATTTTCTTTATATTCTTCCAATGAATCAACTCCATTTAAATATGCATCCTTCATACGCTTCGCCTTCTGATCAAGCCTTAATAGCGCATTTTCAATTATTGCATCATCATTAACCGTAGTACTGTTAATAATTTCGTAATCAAAATTCCCACTTATAGATATTCCTTGTAGTGCATTGATTACGGCCTTCTCTATTTTGGTATAACTTACATAATGCGATATTTTACATTTACCCTTTGAGTAAGATGTGCATTGAAACCCACCCGCTGAACCTCCTGAAACTAAAGATCCACCACAGTTACTACACACTATTATCCCACTTAACCAATGAACCATAACTTCTCTAGGCTTGGAGTTTAAAGGACGATATTCTTTCACCATCTTTTCATTGGCAGCATCCCAGATAGATTCATCAATTATTGGTTCGTGTTCCCCTTGTTTTAAAATAGTATCTTCGCGTGTATCCTTCTGATACCTAATATCAACTTGACCGGATGGGTTCCACCTAACCCAACCTTTATACACTGGATTCTGTATTATATACTTGACTGTACGATGCTCGAACTTATTTCCTCTACTGGATTTTAATCCCATGTCATTCAGATGCCTGGCTATATAAAAAAAGGATTTAGACTGATTTAGATACATATCAAAAATAAGCCTAACTGTATCGGATTTGTTTTCGTCTATTTTTAGTTGACCTTCCCCTTTTTTCATAGTATACCCAAATGGAGCATAGGTTTGATATTCTCCACGCATTGCCTTTTCTGTCATGCCCTTTTTAACTTCTTCAGATAAGCGGATAGAATAATATTCGTCCATCCATTCTATGATACGCTCAATCAATGTACCGAATGGACCATCAATTAATGGTTCGGTTATACTTATCACATCAACGTTATTTTTCTTTAGTAACGATTTATATACAATACTCTCTTCTTGATTCCGCGCAAATCTGGAATATTTCCATACAAGAATCACATCTATTGGGTGCTCTTTTGATTTAGCAAGACCTATCATGTGTTGAAATTGTGGGCGTTTATCTGCTTTCTTACCTGATATTCCATCATCAATAAATATAAATTCATTCGAAACACTCATCCCATTCTTATTCGCATAATCAGTCAAAAGTCGTTTTTGAGCATCTGGGGAATATTCAGTTTGATCCTCTGTACTCACCCGAATATATAATGCGGCTGTTTTCATTTCTTACCCCCCTTATAATAGATTACTCAACACAATCTTTTGCGTATTTAGGCACAAAAGTTAATTCCATGATTCTGTTAATGGCTTCTTTTTTACCTTCGGTATTAAGTTTTTTGAATTCTGATAGCATATGAAAATCTAACGATTCAAACTCTATGTTATCTGCTAGTTTTTTCATTATAAACTTTTCTGTTATTGCTGAATTTTTGTTATCTGAATTAAGTAAAGCCTTCATTACAGGACTTTCATCTGATTGAGACATAGAAGTTCTCTCCATGGGAACATCAAACCCCATAAGCCAAGGTTCGCTAACATCAAGCGCTTTTGCTATTTTGTATATGTTGCGTTGCTTTGGTTCATAGCTGCCAGATATATAAGTGCTAATTGAAGATTTCCCGATACCTGTCTTTTCTACTAAGTCAGCTTGTTTCATCCCTCTTAAATCCAAGGCTTCTTTAATTCTATCAGCAGTTGTTTTCATATCAATCCTCTTTCTGTATAATAACTATTTTTTACATATTAACACAATTGTTCAGAAAACGCAACAAAAAATTGTCTCGCAATAAAAAAAGTTCAGAAACAAGAAATAGGCCCTTGACACTATGATGCAAAGGGTGATAAGATGAGTTCAGAAACAAGAACGAAAGGAGGAAACTTGATGGCATTAGAACAATTCGACTATAGCAAACTTAGGGGTAAAATAAAAGAAAAATGTGGAACACAAAACAAGTTTGCTAAGCGTATCGGAATGGGTAAAGTGTCGCTGAGCCAGAGATTAAATAACTATCTCGATTGGTCAAGAAGCGAGATGAAAAACGCGTGCGAAGTATTGGAGTTGAGCATTGACGAAATACCTCTATATTTTTTTACTCCAAAAGTTCAGAAACACGAACTACAAGAAGAGTGCGCATAGTAATTTAATAGCAACAAGTACAACTTCTCACGCATAACATATATCACAGGAGGTGCGTTATGGCAAAAAAAGAAATTACATACAAACTTTTCATAAATATTAATGGCTCTGATGTGCCGTGGGATAGTTTGTCCAAAGAAAAGCAAAGAGAAATTTCCATAATTTTAAATGACAGAGCCGTTCAATCAATAGGGTATAGACGAAAAGATAAATCCGCATAAGCGGATACTTAGTGGACAAGCAAGAAAGGTTCTATTTAAAATCGAATCTTTAATATGCGTCAAGCAGAAAGGAGCAACAATTGAACAACTTAGTTTCTCTAAAAGGAAATGATGTTTTTACTGATAGTTGGATAATTTCAGAAATGACAGGTAATTCACACCAAGCGGTCGCAAAGTTATTAAATAAATACACAGCGTATTTTGAATCATTCGGCGAATTGTCAGACTACTTGAAATCCACTAATGAAGCGGGTACGAGGCATGCAAAATGCTATTACTTAAACGAACCACAAGCAACGCTATTGATGACATTCCTTGGTAACTCTCCGAGGGTTATAGAATTCAAAAAAGAACTTGTTCGTCAATTCTACGAAATGCGCCGTTTCATTCTGGAACGCCAGTCCAATGAATGGATAGCCACCAGATACCAAGGCAAGCTAACCAGAAAAGCCGAAACGGACACGATCCAGAAGTTAGTAGACTACGCACAGGGTCAAGGCAGTACACATGCGGATAAGCTTTATATGACCTATTCTAAACTAGCTAATAAAGTAGCCGGGATCACGGATCGGGATGCTGCCACAATTGCACAGCTTAATAATCTGTCCTTAATCGAAAATATCATACTGCATGTAGTTGATGCCGGGATAATTACGGACAAGCATTATAAGGATATTTATCAAGATTGTAAAAAGAGATTGGATATGTTTAAAGACTTGGCATATCTGGAAGCCAGTTAGAAAGAAGAATGTAATTGAGTAACATCGTATCAGTTAAGGGAAAGGAGGATGCAGGATGTAAAGGAGGACAAGCCACTGAACGAAAAGGAAATGAAGTACCAGGATAGAATAATTAGAGTAGAAAAGCTGTTCGTTACAAAAGGTGATGCAAAGAAAAATTTCATCGCATTTCAAAATAAAAAAATGAAAGGTAGATAAGGAGATATGAGAATGAAAAGAGTATTAGGAATAATTTTAGTAATTGCAATGATTGGTTTGACATTTACAGGGTGTGAGAGTGAAGCGGATAGGGTTTCCTATAATTTGTCTCAGCAGGCGGATAATTTCAATGTTGTAAGACAGATCACGGTTATCAACTGCCTAGAAGGTGATGTATTGTTCCAAATGTCCGGGAAGATGTCAATAACGGCAGATATGGCAGATAATCAGCTTGAAATTATCGTTGAGGATGAATATGGAACCTATAAAAAGCATTTTATCGGACTGAGTGACAACGTTACATATGTAGTTGAGGACATGGACATTAACAATGTATCTAAATACAAATATACGCTTAACTATAATCCTAAAATGTGGATTCCGGTTAACCTCGATAACATTGATTAAGGAGGACAACCATTGAAATATATACTAATCACTTCACAATATTACAATTCGAGACATTGTTTTATTTGTGAACATAATGAGGATACATTGGAAACTCAAGGCAAGGCGCTTATTGAGGAGTTGGAGAAATATAAGCGCCAAGATGGTGATGCAAGGCCTGTAGATTATGGAGATTTCAACCCGGAATGGTTCCATCAAGCTAGGAGAAGATTTAATGTAAATGATTCTGGTGATATTTACTTTGAGGTCTATGATTATGCGAATACGTGTATGCGTGAGGCGGTTAAATATCAAGAAACAACAAGAATGCAATCACGAGGATACCAGAAAAAAATCGTAACGGAAAGAATTTCTAATCATCATGATTATAACACGGTTAAGAACATATTGGAAAAGCATTTCAAAATCGTATAGGAGGACAAGCTTGAAAAATAAAATAATGGGCTTTATAGCCTCAGTACTATTCCTTGTATCGCTATGGTACATAATAGGTCAGTTTGGAGCCTTAGAGTGCGACACAATAACAGTACGGCAGTTCTTAATCCGTACAGGCTTCGGCTTAGTGGTATTTGGTCTGGATGCGTACCTAATTAACAAGTATTACAGCAATAAAAACGACCTGCAGGAGCGGCAACTCCCGACAGGCCAATGGGTAATAAACTTTAAATGTAAAATATCACAAATATTTAGAGATGTCAAACGCTTTGTTAGCAAGTTTAAAAAACCAAGGTGTAAGCATTGCGGATCAACCGACTTAGTCCCGGATGATTATTTAGATATTTGTTGGGATTGTGCCGGTAAGATTGCCGAAAGATTAATGAAAATATAGAGAGCGAGGAAATTAATTTATGAGAATGCAAAAATTAAATATTAGGAGCCTTTACGGTTTAAAGGCATTTGATTTAGAAGATGGAAAGTCAGTGGAGTTAAAGGGGAAAAACGGAGTTGGAAAGACTTCTGTAATCGATGCGATTAGATTCGCATTAACCAATAAGTCAGATCGTGATTACATAATCCATAACGGAGAAACCGAGGGAGAAATATTGATCGAAACTGATAACGGTATCCGTATCGACCGTAAGCCTAGAACTCAGCAGGCAGATTATAAGAGCGTAAAACAGAATGGGCGTGAAGTTGGAAGCCCGGAAACATTTTTAAAGGATATTTTCACTCCGCTGCAGCTGTCTCCGGTTGAGTTTATGGAAATGGATAAGAAACAGCAGAACGCTATCATCCTTGACATGATTGAATATCCATGGTCCATCCAGACAATCAAGGAATGGTTTGGTGAGATTGTTCCAGATATTAATTATGACCAGAACATTCTCCAGGTGCTTAATGATATCCAGTCTGATAAGGGGTATTACTTTCAGCGTAGACAGAATATCAACCGTGATAAGAGAAATAAAGATGCATTCATTGAGGATATCGCTGCCAATATCCCAGAAGGATATCAGGTTGAGAAATGGGAGAATGCAAGTCTTAATGAAATCTATACAGAGATTGAGCGTATCCGTAAAGAGAATGAAACCATTGAAAAAGCTATTCAACTTATCGAGAACCGTAATAATAAGGTTCGTAAGTTTGAAGCAGATAAAGAAATTGCAATTGCAGCTTTAGACCGTGAATTTGATACGAGATCAAGCCAGATTACTAATGATATTATCAAGCTTGAAGCCCAGATCAAGGCATTAAGAACGGAACAGGAAGGACTTGCAGAAAAGAAGGCGGACAAGCTGACTATTATTGAGCAGAAGTATAAAGCGGATGTTGCTAAATATGATGCTGAGATTGAAGAATACAAGGAATATGCAGGCAAAGAAATCAAGTCAACAGCTGCATTATCTGAGCAGGCCGCACTGGTTGAGAAAATGAAGTCACATATCAATGAATATCACAGAATGGTTATTTTACAGAATGAGGTTGAAGAGCTGCTTGCTGAATCATCCGAGCTTACAAGAAAGATTGAAAAGGCTAGAACGCTTCCTGGGGAGATCCTCGAAACAGCAACTATTCCAATCAAAGGACTTACAGTTAAGGACGGTATTCCATTGATTAATGGGCTTCCGGTATCTAATCTTTCTGACGGTGAGAAACTTGATCTTTGCATTGATGTGGCTATTCAGAAGCCTAACGGATTACAAATCATCCTGATTGATGGTGTTGAGAAGCTGTCAACAGTTCTGAGAAATAAGCTTTATGAGAAGTGCCAGGCTAAAGGATTACAGTTTATTGCTACCCGTACAACTGACGATGAAGATTTAACCATCGTTGAATTTTAGGAGGTAATTATGGGAAACGAATTAATTATGCAGGATCAGTTTGCTCCAACGAAGAGCAGCCAGACTGAAATGATGATATCAAGACAAGCTCAGGAAGTTCAAGCAGCTATGGTTATAGCAAAGAAATTTCCTAGAGACGAATATGAGGCCATAGAGAAGATTAAAAGAGCATGCCAACGGCAGTCCTTGGCAGAACAGGCGATTTATTCGTATCCTCGTGGTGGTCAAAACGTATCCGGACCAAGTATTAGATTAGCCGAGGCAATGGCGCAGACATGGGGAAATATTGATTATGGTGTTATTGAGTTAGAACAGAAGAATGGAACCTCTGAAATGATGGCATATGCTTGGGATTTGGAAACCAATACAAGAGTAACTAAAATATTTACCGTAGAACATGTTAGAGACACCAAACAAGGCAGAAAAGACCTTACAGATGCACGAGATATTTACGAGGCTACAGCTAATTTTGGAGCAAGAAGAATGAGAGCTTGCATCCTAGGGGTTATTCCTGGTGATGTTGTTGATATGGCAGTGGAAGAATGTAAGACCACACAGAAGAAAGGTTATGGAGAACTCCCAAGCCAGGAAAAGATCGCAAAGATTGAAAAGCTCTTTAAAAAAGATTTTTGCGTATCAAAAGCGCAGTTAGAAGAGTATGCAGGTAGAAATCTTGCTGACTTCGGTGCTGAGGAATGTACTGATTTATGGGGCGTTTATAATGCATTAAAAAATAATCAGGCTAAGGTTGAGGATTATTTTAAAATTACAACTACGGCTGAGGATCCTTTCAAGAAAGAAGGTGCTGCTAATGATACTAACAAATGAAAATTATTTTAGTGAAGAAGCTAGCCGGGAATATCTCTCGGTTAGCCAATATAAAGATTTTACCGGAACACTCGGAAAGCCAGCTTGCGAAGAACAAGCAATTGCGAAATTAGATGGGCTCTGGGAAATGGAACAGACCACCGCTCTTCTGGTTGGATCATATGTAGATGCTAGTTTTGAAGGAACGCTTGATATTTTCAGAGCAAAAAACCCTTCAATATTCACTCAGAAAGGTGAATTAAAAGCGGAATACCGCAGAGCCGAAGAAATTATAAATCGTATCTATCGTGATGAATATTTCATGAAATTCATGTCCGGCCAGAAGCAAGTTATTATGACCGCTGATTTATTCAGTGCCAAGTGGAAAATCAAGATAGATAGTTACCTGGAAGGAATCGCAATAGTTGATTTAAAAGTTATGGAGAGTCTTACGAAGCAATTCTATACTAAAGATTTCGTTTATATGGATTTTACCCAGTATTGGGGATATGACATTCAGGGAGCCGTATACCAAGAAGTAGTATATCAGAATACCGGGAAGAGACTTCCTTTCTACATAGCGGCAGCTTCCAAGGAGAAGGAACCTAACATTGAGATCATCCAGATTGATAATGACCATCTTAGAGAGAAGCTTTATGAGGTTGAACAGAATACTCCTAAAATCATGATGCTTAAGTGCAGGGAAGTTGAGCCGATTAGATGCGGTTTATGCGACTGGTGCAAGCATACAAAGGTTTTAACTAAGCCTATCCACTACTCTGAATTATTGGGGGAGATTTAATGTTAAAGAAAAGCATTATGATTGATGATAAAGAGCATTGTATTTTCTGCTTCAATGCAACAGTAGAGGAACATCATATATTCTTCGGCACATCAGATAGACCAATTGCTGAAAAGCATGGTTTAGTAGTTCCACTTTGTAACAAACATCATACCGGAAGCGCGGATTGTCCGCACAAAAACCGTATAGTCGACCTTGCTTTAAAGTGCTGGGGACAGACGGTATACGAACAAAGAATAGGGGATAGAGATTCTTTTAGACGAGAGTTTAAGAGGTCATATCTATAGAACCACCGGAGGTCATGTAAATAACATATCACACATCCACATGGCCTCCTTATCCGAAACATGGAGAAAGGAGCAGTATGCAATATAGTTTAACTATTATAGGGAGACTGGAAGGACTTAATAATTATACAGCAGCCAACCGAACCAATCCATATAAAGGCTCCAAAATGAAAAAGGATGCCGAAGAAACGATTATTTGGCAGATAAGGCAACAATTACGCAATGTACATATTACGAAGCCTGTATTGCTAAAATACGAGTTCTACGAGCCAAATAAAAAGCGTGACCTTGATAATATTTCATCCTTCGCACATAAGGTTATCCAAGACAGTCTGGTCAAGACAGGTATTTTGAAAAATGACGGATGGGAGTTCGTTACTGGATATTCAGATCATTTCTTTTGCGACAATAAAAATTCACGAATCGAGGTAACTATTGTAGAGGTTGGTGATTAGGTGGAAGGATGGGTAAGTATAAACCGGCAGTTAACAGATCACTGGTTATGGGAAGATAAGCCATTCACCAAAGGACAGGCATGGGTTGATTTAATTCTATTAGTCAATCATGAGGATAATGAGTTTCTCCATGGCAACCAGATCACCACTGTAAAGAGGGGGTCTCGCATCACAAGCATAAAGAAATTAGCTGATCGTTGGGGCTGGTCACGGAAGAAAGTTTTTGATTTTTTGAATGTTCTCGAAAAGGAACACATGATAGAAAAAAATAGTAACACCAAGGAAAC